GTACTAGTTGTGGTATCTGTTACTTCAACTGTAAAGACATCAGAATCTTCAACAGTTCCACCAATTTCTATCCAATCTATCTGAGCAATCTTACTACCAGAACCTGTTCTAGTAACATTAAATCCTGCGTTAATACCTACACCACTTCCATTAGCACCAGCTACGTTAGTGTAGTCCTGAGTAGAGAATATACCTTGACCTATTGAAGTATATGTTAATACTTCACCAGCAGCACCAACTGTATTGATAAAGATGTTTAAATCATTAGATGGTGATTGTCCACCAAGAACGTTACCGTAAATAACAATCTTTTCTCCAACGGCATATCCAGTTCCTGCATAAGGAGTTCCTTCTGCTGCTACACCACTTGTAGATATTGTTTGAATCTGACCATTACCATCAACAGCATCAATTGTAATAGTTAAGTCATTAGCTGGTGAAGCACCACCTAAGTTAGTACCTAAGATAATGATTGTTTCTGTAGCAGAATATGTACTACCAGTATTAGATACAAATACATCTGCATAAGATGCACTACCAACAGTACCATCCCTTTCAACGTTGAAGGCAGCATTGGATCCTAATCCAGTATATGTGTCTCCTTGTATGTCATAATAGAATACTGTCTGAGCAATATCTACACCGTTGTATGCACCAGAAGTTCTGGTGACATTGAATGTTGCTCCATTACCATTACCAAAGTTTACGGTAGTAGGTGATGTTGGTGTAGAGATGAAACTGTTACCAGTTCTATTTGCTGTATATGGTGCAGATAGAGATATAGTATTTGTCTCAATGTTAGTAACAAAAATAGTGTTACCTGAACCATTGTCTAACGCAGCACCGATATCAATTCCTGTTGTATCGTTCAAAACTATCTGTGAGACAGGTGCTGTGAATGAAGTTGTAATATTGATCGATGTATCAGAACCTACATAACCAGTTATCTGTGTACCAGCTGCAAGTCCTGCTGCTGAAAGAGGAGCACCAATTGGAGGAGCTGACCCAGGAGCAGAAATACCAATTCTTCCAGATCCAGCAGATGTATTACCTCTAGTAGTCATCTGACCAGAAGCACCATTAGACTCTACTGCTAGAGTAGGGTTTCCTAATGAAGCACCAGTATAGAAACCTGCTTTCCTTAACTGCACAAATCCAGATAGTAGACTAGTAGCAGGAGATGTACCTACCTTACCTTTCGCATAGAAAGTAAACTGAGATGGGTCTGGTACAGCACTAATAATGAATGAACCTTCTGCCTTAGCGAATCCCTCTACACCATCATTAACACCCTTAAGTGTAATAGGATCTCCAACAACAAAACCATGTTCTAATTCAGTATCTATTGTAATAAGAGAAGGACCTATGCCACCACTACCTTGTGAAGCATCTGTTGTAACAGCACTAACAGAAACGTCAGCACCTGGATACTCGAAGGAAGATGGATATCCACGTACTAAGTCAATTGTCTGCCATTTAGTTGGCTGAATGCCATACTCAAAGTCAGCGTCAAGCATACTGAGAGGCTCAGCAAAACGCATACGTTCGATAGCATCTGTACCGAAGTCATATGGTCTCATCTTAACTTCATCACCTTCGATGAAGATCATCATCTCATCACTAGCTGTATACGTTGAAGTATCAAACAAGAATGTAATTGTAGTTACACCGTTTGATAACGTACTAGCGAAGGGGAAGTCTGGATCAGATCCATCAGATGTTTCTACGAAAGATGCGGATATTTGATTGACACTATCAGCAAAGTTGTACATGACAACATTGGCAGTCGCATTTGTGATCAAGAGAATTTGATCAGCACCGATTTTATCAAGTACCTTTAATGTTCCAACCCCAGAAAGACCTGGAGAGAAAACATAGTCTCTTATTTGCTTCTTAGCCATTTAAAATTTCCCTCGATCTTTTTATGAAAGCGCAATTGCTAATGCAGTTATCTGAGAGTCTACAGCACTTTTCGACATTGCATCTCCTGGTGCTGTTGCTTGTCCTAGATTCGTTATTTTATTATTTAGAAGACTTAGATCAGCAGAAACTCCACTGTTGACCCCTAAAGTCCCTGCCACAATAGTGTTACCCGAAGCATCTACTGTAAACTTATTACTACCAACACCAAACGTAGTACCAGCAGCAAGAGCAGCATTGAAAGAAGCACTCTCTCCTGCGACAGCACCAAGTGCCGAAACAGAGAATGTAGGAGCACTTAGATCAGCACCACCTTTGATACCATTCTGAACTCCAAGTTCCCCTTCTACCGTAGTGTTAACACCCTTGAAAGTTGCATCTCCCACAACATCAAGAGTTCCACCAACATCAACATTTCCCTGTAGATCAGAGTCTTGTACTACAGTAAAGTTTCCATTAACAGAGAAGTCTGTTGCAATAATATTATATTTGAATCTACCATACACAGCAAAACTCAGGACATTAGCATCCTCAGCCCACACAATAATCTGTTGATCCCCTGTTGCTTTTATGTCAGTTCTTTGATAGAATGTTCGTGGATGTAATTTTGTGTTATAATTGATGTAGTTAGAGGTCTGCAAACTTGCTTGTCCGTCTTCTAGAATTCCAATTCTGAATCTAGATGGTTGAGAACTCTGGTTAGAAATGAAGATCGATAGTTCTACGTCTTCACCAGTAGGAACTGTGTAAATACTTGTATTTGTTCTTGCGTTTGTAAGCAACAACGAATTTAAGAATCCAGAACCAACTGGATTATCAAGTACCTCACCATGAACTAAGAAGGAGGTTAACTCATGATCACTATATACAACTAGACTCTGCCCATTGGCATAGTACATAGTTCTTGTTTCATAAGTTTCTCCTGCTTGAATCTCCATATCATATAGGATATAATTGGAGGGGGCAAAATTTGCCAACGCTCCGCTGGAAACTCCAACTCTAACTCGAACTGCATAAGGACTTTGGTGAGCAATTGAAATTTTTGCTTCTACCAGCTTTGCTGCTGGAGCCTCGTGTAGTACTGTCCTCGTCTTAACCTGCGGGACTATAGCTGCTAGAGCACCATAAGTAGCCATAACTTTGGGGTTTATATTACAATCGTTAGTTATTTATATGAAAATTCTTACTGGATGCAACGGATTCATTGGAAAGAAATTTGCTGATCAAATGGATGCAAAGTTCATTGGGTTTGAAATGGGCAATTGTTTTCAATTATTAGATAACCTACCTGTATGGGATCAGGTAGATGAGATCATCCACATGGGAGCAATATCTTCCACTACAGAAACTGATATTGGAAAAATTACAATTTACAATACTGAGTTTTCAATAAGACTATTCAAGAAAGCAATTGAACTAGGCATACCAGTTAAGTATGCTTCTTCTGCATCTGTCTATGGAAACTCAGCAGGTAATATGAACCCGTTGAATTACTATGCAATATCAAAAGTTCAAGTAGACTACTGGGTACAAGATAACATAGATCAATTCAAAAAGATTCAAGGATTCAGATTCTTCAATGTGTATGGAGAAGGTGAAGAACATAAAGGAAACCAACGCAGTCCTATTAGCAAATTTGTTTCTGAAGCAAAGATGACAGGTAAAATTAAAATCTTTAAACACTCTGAGAAGATGGTTAGAGACTTTGTATACGTTGGAGATGTAGTTGATCTTGTTCTTAATAATGATCAACCATCAGGAATATATGATATTGGTACAGGACATCCACATTCCTTTAGAGACATTGCTGATATTATTGCAGAGAAATATAATGCAAAGATAGAAGAGATAGATTTTCCAGAACATTTACAAGGAAAGTATCAGTTCTATACATGTGCAGATATGTTATGGAATAATGGATATAATTATACCAACGTAGAAGACTATATCAATCTCCCCGAACCACCCGATAAGAGTCTTCTTCAAAGTGTTCGGTAGAAAATTCAAATAATTCTACGTCTGTGATGCCTTCCATCATATGTCTAAGACCAGGAGGTATGTAAAACTTATCTCCTGGTTTTAATATTATTGTGTCTGCATCTATAAAATCATCCCTATGTCCATAGGTCATCTTTAGTTCACCACTCTGAACATAGAATGTTTCATCTTTAATCTTGTGGTAATGGTAGGAACACTTCTTACCTGCATTAAAATACAAAAGTTTTCCACAATAGTTTGGACTATTGCAGATCCACTTCTCATATCCCCAACCTTTCTGAACTATCTTCATTCTCCTGGCCAACCACTCTTGAAGTCCTCATCTGGTCTGACCCACCACTCATAAGTTCCACCAAAGAAATCATCACATTGAATTCCTTTATCATCTACAAAGTAATCTGCATGGAATTTGCCCATATGTAGAGCATCAAATTCACATCCCCAATCAGTCAACTGTTTAAAAGTTAGATCATAAAATGCTTCATGTGCTTTGATAGGATCGTTATTAAATCTACCCATACCTCTAGCAGTATAAAAAATAATGGTATTACCATTCTTCCTTAACTTATTTAACTTCTTTATGCGGTCTTGTCTAGGTACAGATTTTTCATACTGCCCTTTTGGTGTCACGGCAATAGTGCCATCAATATCAACTACGTAAATCATTTATATCATCTCCTGTAAGAACATATGTACCTTGATTTTGTACTGCAATTGCAGCGGCTTTGTTGGCATAAGGTATAGATTTCTCTATTTTACCACACTCTAGATAAAAGTAAACCAAAGCAGTTAGGAAAGTATCACCAGCTCCTGCAACATCAAAACAAGGAACCTTTTCACCAGAATACAATTTACCTTTATACTCAGCACCAGAACTTCCTTTAGTAACAATCTTATTTCTGTATATACCTTTTAACCTAGAGTCTTCCAATTCATTAATCTTAATAAAGCATCCTTTCTTAGGTAATTTAGATTTCTTACTGTCTATGAATACAGGACCATCAAATGCTTCAACCAATTCAAATATTTTTTCTACACTCAAAAATCCTTTATCATAATCAGATATGATCATAGCATCGAAAGGGGTATCTGGTAAATCCCATCCATAATCAGCAACCTCATCGTTCTCATCCATCCTCATCAATTGTTGATTAGAACGTTCATCAATAAACCTAGTCTTAATTGGTTTTAATTCATTGGTCATAAGATATGCATTAACACCAAACGACAAGAGGTTTGCTCTTACGTTACTTGCCATCCCCTCTGCTGTTACAGTACGAATGTATTCCATTACTGGTACAGGTGCTTCAGGACTTAACCTAGAACACTTACCATAGACATACTTGTCTATACAAGTCTCACCTATAATTATGACCTTGTATTGTTTTTGTTGTGGAGTATTCTCCGATCCTGTCGAAGAATTCAACTTTTTTTGCATACTCACGTCCTACTACGTCTCCGTTTTTCCAATCAGAACCTACTACTAGTATATCAGGGTTTATGGTTTTTATCAAATCTTCAAGCTCTTGTCTTGAATCAAAGGTATGAATTACATCCACAGCCTTCAAAGAACGTAATTGATATTCTCTGTCCTCCTGTGGATAAATTGGTCTACCTTCTCCTTTGTCCTCTCTAACTTTTCTATCAGTATCGATACCAACTATAAGCATAGAACCTAGAGACCTGGCATAATTCAATAATTCATAATGTCCTCTATGGAGAACATCAAAACATCCATTAACCCATATGATCATTTGTACTGTTCGTAGAGAGCTCCATGCTGTTGATTAACATGCTGATTCGATTTGTAATGTGGTGCATCTATATCAGCACAGAAGAAACATGTAACTATATGCTTTGAATCCACAGGTGAAGAATTACCTTGATGTGAATATAGTTGATTGCAAGGAAATATTAAAAGTTTACCCTGTTCAGGAGTAACTTTATAATTCAATGCTGGAAACTCTGTTTCTCCACCCTGTCTAACATCATCTAGGTATATAATCATAGCATATAACCTAGACAATAACAAAGGATCCATTGGAGAGATATCGATATGTTCTCTCATGTGTCCTTCTTTTACTGGATAGCATCTGATTGCATGGTCATAAGAAACTAATGGTGCTCTCCAAAGAAGTTTATCTTTAGCACCCCATTTATAATACTCTTTAATAGCACGATCAGATTCAATTGCCAACTGACACCAAAAATCTAAACCAACTACGGGATATACCTGTGAACATTTTTTGTGTTGTGTATCAACTTCACCAACACCTACAGCACCTTCTTCATGGAATCTTGTGTTGTGCCAGAACCAATCCTTCCATCCTTCACAGTCTTCAGCAGGAAGGAAGTTTTTCTTTTCGAATATAAGATCTGTTAGTTTCATGGTATTTTATTAAGCTCGTGTTTTGAAAGTCTTTTTACAGAAGGTTCGATACTATCTGGGAAGAATAATATTTCATTCTTCTCAGGTAAGTACAGATAACAAATATCACTTTCTCTCATAGTCTGTAATGCATCATCTATAGTTTCTACTATAGTGTCACCAGCTAGATTAAAAGATGTATTGAATAAAATAGGCACACCTGTTAGTTCATAGAATGCCTCTATTAATTTA